CCATAATCTTTGTGCAATATAATGGCTTGAATTTCTCTTCCGGCTCTGTACCCTGAATCTATTGTCCAAGCATCGCCAGGAGCTAACGTTCTAAACGATTCTACAATAACTTGCATATCTTCAAAGCTACGCTTTGTGTGTATATGACCATGCCAACAATATTTAAAATCACATTGAGCCCATTCAGGACAATCTACAGCCATAATTGAAGGTAGTTTATCAGGTTTAGGCATATGCCCATGCGTAATCCCTATTAAATTATTACCAAATTTATAGTAATACATAGCTTTAGGTGAATCTTCAATGATTACACGTTTATTAGAATCATAAAAAGTAGCTAAAGCACAACTTAACGCAACGTGAGAATGGGGATCATGGTTTCCAGCCACGTTTCTAACACGCACAATTTTGTGTTTTGTCAAGGCTTTTTCAATAAAGTACCGTAAAACATATATACCAGACTTAATAATTTTAGAAAATCTAGAATCTGCATCAAGAGGATTTTTGTTGGCGGGTGTTTGATTAAGAGAATCATCTATGTGGTAAAAATCACCAAGTTGAGCTATTAATATTTCATGTGTAGAAGGGATAGCATCTATGATTCTATCAGCAGCGTCAGTTAAATCTTTGCAGCCTATTTTTAAATCAAAATCTTCCTTTGCTTTTTCCTCCCATGAGAGCATACCCAGGTGAGCATCACCAATACAAATACAGGCTAAGAGGTCTTTGGTTTTAACTTTAGGAGCTTTAGTGCTAGTAGATTTATATTTAACCTTTTCATTAAACGCTGTAACTGTTTCGTCAATTATTTCTTGAGTATTTCTTTGGCCTTTTTGTGATTGACCTTTAACCCACGTCGCGGAGGGAGAGCCAGCTTCGTTATATAAAGTAGACTGCCCAGATTGTTGTTTTTTTCTTCGGAGGCGAACACGATAAATTGTATCAGCTATGGTAGATCTAGCTACATCTTGTTCAAGAGCTGTTGTGGCTTGAGACTTCCCTTCAGAGAGAGTCTTTATATAGGCCGTTTCTTTGTCAGTTATGCAATAGGGTAGTAACCCGGCATAGTCTGGTTCTTTCGTAAAGGCCATAAAAACGCCTCGTGTTTATTATTTATATAGATCCAGTAATATACCCAAGTATAAATACTAGGATGTACCAAACAAAAGGCGGAACACATCCGGCCCAATCTTTAAGTTTGCCCAACATATTATTTACTCCCTCTTCCATTAAGTCAACTAACTCTTTCATTTTGTTGTTTTTTTCACCTTGTCGTACGATCTAGCGGTCGCCAATCCAAGCATTCCCATCAAAACCGGAAGCATAGTTGCTGTGTCAGCCTGCGGAACAATGATACCAAATGGCGCTGCTAGTGGGGAAACCAAAAAATTTATAGCAAAGCCTAAAACACAAACCCACGCACAGGCGGGACGCCACGAACTTTGGAACCAATTTCCCTTTGCTTCTTCTCTGTTGACAGCTATCTGAGCTAAAGCAATTTCTTGAGCATGATTTTCAGCCATAGTAGAAATTTCATGCGCTAACTTCTGTTTAGTGTCAGCATCTGGTATGAATTTATCCAGTAATGAAGCTACTGGTCCTATTAAGGCTTGTAACATTAGGGTTTAGTAGGCCACGTTATGTTATCTACATCACTCTGAGTAGGTATGTCTCTTAATGCTTTTCTATAAGCCGTTTGTGCATCTGACATAGTTACATCTGAACTACCCCACCAATCACATTCTCTTAATAATACATCGCGTTTACTTCTTATATCTACCCACTTTTCATCAGTCGTTGGTTGAGCAGCAGCAATAGCATCTTTTTCTTCTTGGGTATAAGAACGTGTTATCTTCTCTCCTGTTTGTACGTTTACTTCAATTACGTCTGTCATATTGTTTTCCTATTGATATTGTATGTTAATGCCACTATTAACATCAAATGTTGCACTTCCACCTGTCGTTGTTAATCTAACTCTATCCAATGTTGCTGATAATGATTTTGTACCACATTGATGAAAATTTTGTGAACTACCACCACTCATACTCCAAGAACTCCAAGTGTTAGCACTTGAGTCTTGCAAACACAATTCCATAACTCCTTGCCATGTTTCTCCCCCCGCACCAGAACCCTCATCTTCAAAATTAAATCCATTAGTGAAAGCTGCCGTACCACCAGAATCTCTGGAAGTCGTGGAAACATAACCAGAAGTTTCGACACCACCAGAATCACCTAATTGAACAATAAGATTAGAATCTGCATTTGCACTAAGTCCTGTAATTAAAATAGTAATTTTTTTAACCCCTGAAGGAATGGAAGTTATATCAATACTAGAACCACCTGTTGTGGTGCTTTCAGTACCTAAAGTAATACCTAGTCTATGGTCATTACCAGCATCATCTGTATGGTATAAGGAACTTGGTGTATCTGACTTAACCCATATTTGCCCGTTACCAGCGACATCAGTTCCAGCAGCAGCTCCTTCTGTAATAAATATTCCAGTATTGGTTATCTTACTCATTTTGGATATTTCTCCTTAACAGCAGTTCTTTTAGCCTGAAGTGCCTCAAGATGGTCTGTGTCTAGTAAAGCATGAACACACTCGGATATTGAGGGATATTCAGTAAGCCTTTTAGTCTTATAGTCAGAATCATCAAAAGCCTTCTTTACCTCTGCTTGAGCAGAAGCAATATTATCTTTTTCTTCTTGGGTAAAGGAACGTGTTATCTTTTCCCCTGTTTGTACGTTTAATTCTATTACATCAGCCATATTATTTTTCCTATTGAAATTGTATTGCCGCAACACCGCCATCGAAATCATCTGCAGTTGCTACAGTAGTAACTCTAACCCTATCTAGTGCATGCGATAATGTCTTAGCTCCTGCAGAAACCGATACTTGAGAGGCGTTAGTTGATTGCAAAATTCCCATAGAAACCCACGTATGGTTTGTGGAATCCTCTAGGTATAAATTAATAACCGCATCTGCCGCTCCTGCCGCCGCTAATTGATTGTCTAAAATAAACCCTGATGTGTCTGCCGTTGGTGTTGCACTACCCCCTGCCGCACATTCTCTAGCAGTATAACCAGAAGTTTCAACACCACCTGTTGCATCTCCTAACTGAATTATAAGGTCATTAGTACCATCAGTAGAAATACCAACCAACATAATAGTTATATGTTTAGTTCCTGCAGGAATACTTGTAAAATCAACAGTTGTAACTGTGCCACTTGATGCAGTTTGTTCTGCACTTAGACTAATACTATAAGGATTCGCTCCAGCCGCGTTTTCAATTTCTTCGGTTACAATTTTTGCGCTTTGAATTTGTGTTGCCATTATTTATCCCTTTGGATGCTTGTCTTTAGTTTTCTTAATCGTTGCTGACCAACCAGATATACCATTGTGGTAAATATCATCTAATTGATCTTCTATACTTGGATATTCCGCTTTACGTTTTTGAATGTATTGCATAGCTGTTACTTTCGACAAGATGTCTGCTTTTAAAATAACATCTCCCTTATGCCATGTAATTCTATCAGGATCATTATTAATCACCGATACTTCTGCATCAGGATTTATTGCTTTAATAGCTTCTATCACACTACCTGTTTTTAGATAACTCACGCTGCCACCTCTATTAGTATTATCATTGATTTTCCCGCAGAACCACTATCGTTTCTTTGTACGTTGATCGTACCAGATTGATCAAAACGACTCATCTGAGTTTTATATACAGTTGAACTTGTTGTGGATGGCGCATCTAAAATTGTTGCAAAATGTAGACTACGTTGATTATCGGCATCGCCTACGTCAATAGTATCGTATATGTTACTTGCTCCTTTAAATATTACTAGTCTACCAATCGAGCGACCATTGTGAGCTACGCTTTGTGAGACTAAAACCAAAATTTTACTTGATGCAGAAGTTGGAACTATTGTTGCGGTTAATCCAGTATCAGTCAAAGTTGAGCTGCTAAGGTCAACTTGAGTTGTAGTTGTGCCAGTCACTATCTGTTTAATAATGGGAAAAGTGCTACCACCAGCTTCATTTTTGAAGGTATCAGCTTGTAATACGTCAACTATTAGTGTCATTTCTTATCCTCTAAATTATGTTCCAAGTTGAACCAGATGGAATCGTAACTGTACCACTATCTATAGTAATTGGGCCAGCTGTCATACCGTTTATATTTTGGTATATAGTATGTGTTCCAGAGCCAGTACCAGTAATATTTACAGCTGATCCACCAAATGTTTCTGACACTTTTAAAGTAGCAGTAGCAACATCTCTAACAAAATACTGCGTTCCTGCGGCTAGACCAGCAGGGAGAGCACCACCAGAATTTGTAAATTGAACTGTGTCATTATCAGCAAAGCCGTCATCTGTTCCTTTATTTATGGTATCCGCACTTGCGTCAGCTGTACAAGTAGCAGAGTGATCGCTCAAAGTTATAGACTCAGCTATGTTTGTAGCATTTGTTCTGATAACTGCGTTAGTTCCAACAGAAGGACCACCCCCTGCACTAGCTACGACTGCTGTTCCGTCAGCTTTTGTGTAATTTACACAATGAACGTCATTACTACCCGTGCTAAAAAACTCCGCTACATCTCCTGCAGCTGTTGTTATATTAGCTTCACCAGGTAAATCTAAATCAGTAGCATTATGGGTAAGCTGAAGAGCGCCATCAAACTGGCAAAAGAATTGACGATTAGCGTCCACAACAAAAGCAGTTATTGTAGTGGTTCCTGTTACATCAAAATAGTTACCTGTAGTAGTAACTGTCGGACTACCTGAAGCTATATCGGTCCCTTTTTTACATATATTAGTTTCTAAATTTGTTCTAGCCGCTAGTGCTGTGCTTGCTCCTGTACCACCTTCTGTAAGAGCTAAATCTGTCCCTAAAGTTAGTGATGTTAAATGAGTAACAGCATCTACAACATTTGTGCCGTTATTGTAAACCCACATTGTTTTGCCGGAAGCAACACCAATTCCTGTACCAGAAGGAGTTTTAATTGTAATAATATCCGCAGTACCATTATTAACTAAATAGCTTTTTTCTATGGCAGGGACTATTAAATTCTGAGCACCGCCAGACGTTCCAGTTAAATTAAGTCTTAGATTACGAGCTGGTTGAGCAGCAACAGTATCAGATAAAGTTAAGGTTACAGCTCCACTAGAAAAAGCCACGTCTGTAGAACCAGCGATGGCTTCTGTTAAAGCTACTGAAAGGTTATTATTAGTAGTGGTTCCCCACGTACCTGATTGTTCTCCAGTCGCTATTAATTCAAACTTTAATGATGAAAATGTACTCGCCATAATAATTCCTCTATATTTCTTTCCAGTCCGCTGTTTGCGATGTGTCTATTATAATCCAATTAGGATTTCCCAATATTGGTGCGACACCCCCTATAGTAACACTTCCAGTTAAAGTTCTAGAAGCAAAATTAACTACTAGAGGCGCGGTACTAGCTAATCCTATTGATCCAACAAGAGTTGTAATATTAGCTGGTCTTAATTCTGGAACTAACCCTGCTAAACTTACAGCTCCAACTAAAGGAACTATATCTAGCTTATTAGTAATCGTAGGCGCTACACCAGCTAATGTCAATGCTCCTACAGTCGGTTGAGCAAAGTCCCCAGTTACTAAACTTGGTGCTGCACCAGAAATAGCTACAGCGCCAACTGCTCCATTACTAGCTAAGCCTTGGCCCCAAGGACCAGAACTCCAAGTTCCTCTATCCCAACCCGCAGTTTGAACAGCCATTTTTACTCCTTAAGTTAGAGTAAATATACCCGTTGCTGCTGGTAATACCGTTAAAGTATTAGGCGATGTTACAGTAAATTGAGAACTTGATAACTGACAAAAACATAATAATTTACCTGCTGTAGAGCCTGTAGAATTACGTATGATTGCGTATTTAACATTTGTTAAACTAGCTCCCGATGCAGTAAATGTAAGTCCTATTGTCGTCATAGTAAACTTCATTTGTTTTGCTGAAGCACCTACTGTCCACTGAGAAGTAGCAGGGACAAGGTTTTTTCCGCCTGTTACATACCCACCAGTAGCTGATATTTCATTAGTTATTTGGCTATAAGTACTTAGTGTAAAAGTAGAAGCATTACTAGCCGATCTAGCTAGAACCATTTTAAATACACCAGCACCCAGCGTAATAGTGCCGTTGCCAAGGTATTTCTTAGCTTCGTTGTAAAGTTGCCATGCTGATGCGGCCATTTTTAAATCTCCTTAATATTAGCGTGTGTCGCGCCGATTTCTAAAATATGACGGAGTAATCCTCCATATATCTCTAGTTCAATTTCGTCACCCAAATGTTCAATTAACGTTATAAACTCTTGGGCTTGTGAAACCATCCAAGGATTACAGTAAAAAATCTTCCCGCCCACGTTCACAGGAACTACTGCATCACCGTCATTTTCTTTTTGCTCATATGCATGGTGTTTTTCTTCATCTAGGCATGAATCACACCCAAATAAGTGAAATCTTTTAAAACCTAACATTCTAAATAATGGTATAGCCCTAAGTAAAGCTGTTGACCCACCAGGTGTATGCCACCAATGTTCGTATTTTTCTCTTAATATAGCACCAATTAACTCTGCGCCTGT